GGCGGTGGTTCTCAGGCGTTTCAAGGGGACAACCAACCTTTGTACGTTCAGAACCAGAACGAATTAAAGAAAGCCTTTAATCAAGTACAGGCTTCTTCTATTTCTGGCGCAGCACCTATCGGTTCGGTCACTATGTGGGCTGGCACATCCGCAAACGCTCCTTCTACTTACGCTGTCTGCAACGGTGCTTCATTGAGTACAACAGGAACATACGCAGCCCTTTTTGCAGTTATTGGGTATCGCTACGGTGGCTCTGGCGCAACCTTTAATCTGCCCGACTTTACAAGCAACGTTCCTGTGGGTATTACTGGCGTTCCCGTTGTTCCCTCAACAAAGATAACGAGTGCTGCTTCTGCCGTTGATGCTCACACCCATACCGTAAACAGTGCTCTTACTGGAGCAAACTCAAATATTGGCATTAACTCTGGCAACTCAAACATTGGCATTAACACTGGCAACGTAAGTACTCACACACACGCTGGCGGTCTCATAAGTGGTGCAAACTCAAACATTGGTAACACACAAGCGCACACGCACGGTGTTGTTGGTAACACGGGTGGTCAATCAGCCAACCATACTCACGGTACAACAGGTTCTGATAGCCCTGGTCACACCCATACATACTTTAGACCTAACTCTGGCGCAAACAACTCAACAGGTGGCGTATCAGCCAACCACACTCATGCTACTGGTTCCCAAACTGTAGACCACAGTCATGGCATTCTTTTTAACTCAGGCAACGCTAACGCTACAGGAATAAATGGTTCAAACTCAAGCATTGGAATTACTCAAATTGGCGCACCCAACCTCTACCCATTCTTTCCAGGAGTAACTGGTATAGATATTGTTCTTACTGGGTCAAACTCAAGCATCAGTTTAACTGGAGCAAACTCAAACATCGGTCTTACAGCAGGCAACGCCTCTACAATCAATGCTTCTACCCCTGCACACACGCACACAACAGCAACAACCCAGATAATCTTTATTATTAGAGTCTCATAATGTCAAACCATCTTGGAAATCACGAAGGCTATCTCAAAATTAATAAAGGGCTGTTTGGTTTTGGCAAATTAGATAACCCAAGAAACTTTATGTTTGATAGCGATAGCAACAAGCCTTGCTTTGACGCAGTATTAGCAATGCGCGGATTTCATAAAGCAGTTGATGGAGTCTGTAACTGCACTTTAACTGATGTACCTAATAATATAACTGGTGAACATTTTACGCTAGAAGACCTGACCGCACTCTTTGTGGTCGTTGATGCTGCACCAATAGGTCTCGTTTATTACTTTGAGTTTAGCGGTGATGAAGACTTCTACTTAACTCAACGAGGAAATACATTTACGAAAACACTTCAAGAACAATTCCGCCTATTACTTGAATGGAAGTATGCTCACGAGCATCTGGATAACAACGAAGAAGTTGCTATTACAGCAAGTCAAATGTGTGATATACTAAATATACCTATTACTATTCAGGAATGGGTTCTTTCAGAAGTGCCTAACGAGAAAGTAAACAGGTTTTTAGAAGGACGGACAAATGCCCTCCAGAGAACAGAAGAACTAATTCCCGATTTAACTGAAGAGTTTAAGGAATGGTTAATGGAGAAATTCCAAATAGCCAAGACTTTTGGCGAACACGAATAGAAGGAACATTTATGATTAACGTGCATTACCCAGCAGACCATGCTGGTCAGATTCAAACCGTTGATGGATTACTTGACAGAGCAACTTGCCGCAACCTATTAACGAGGCTAGAACAAATTTGGGATAAATCATCTCCTGGCAAAACACTGGGAGGCGTACACCCCGCTACAAAACTAACCAACGACCTTCAATACAGTCCACAACACCAAGAAAATTGGACAGTTGAGGATGTTGTATTTGATACCGAAGTATTCACAGCACTCTCCTCAGCAATTGCTATTTATAAACAAGCGTACCCACATTTAAACCATTGGGTAGATATTGCTGACAGCGGTTTCCAAGTGCAGAAATACGATAAGTCGCAAGGTTTTTACCGCGAGCACACCGATTCTTTTCCTGGAACTGCAAATGAACGAGTCTTGGCAGTAATCATTTATCTCAATGACGTTGAGTTTGGTGGAGAAACAAACTTCCCCGTTCACGGAGTTAAGGTCAAGCCAGTACAGGGGCGAATCTGTTTATTCCCTGCTGTGTTCACGCACCCTCACGAGTCTTGTGTTCCCATTACGGGCGATAAATGGATTATTAGTTCCTTTATTAACAGAGTAACACCCGAAGAGCACCATTCCGATGGACACACCCACGATGAAAACGATGCACCACACACCCACTTTGATGATGCCTTCTCACACCCACACGACGAACACGGAGAACACATTGAGTCTCCACCATTAATCTTGGGTCAAGTCGTTGAGCCGTCCTTGGACTGGGATGACGACGTAAACCTTTCTTGGAAAGAAGAGATGGAAAACAAGGTTAGTAGAGAGCAAAGTGTTTAATGGTTGCGCTACAAGAATTAATAGATGAACATAAGTTTAGGAAATGCCGAGGTTCAGACGGCGCTACAACCGACGAACTGGTAGAAGCATTCACTTTCTTCTGCGAGAACTACGTCTTTATCAAGCACCCATCAAAAGGTAAGATTCAGTTAAATCTACGTGAAGCACAGAAGGAAGCCGTTCGTGCGTGGATAGATAAGAGATACACGATTGTTCTTAAATCCCGTCAGATTGGTTTCTCCACTCTTGCTGCCGCTTATTCCTTTTGGGTTGCCTACTTCTGGCCAGACCGATTCGTGGTTATGTTGTCAAAGACTGAGCGCGAAGCATCAAAGTTATTATCTAAAACTAAGTACCTGTACAAGTTCTTACCTGAATGGCTAAGAAAGCGCGGACCTGAACTTCTTCAGAACAACGTGCTCAAGATGGTATTTGACAACGACAGCATTATTGAGTCACTACCAAGTGCCAACGACCCTGCTCGTGGTGAATCAGTATTCCTAGTCATCATTGACGAGATGGCGTTCTTGCCTAACCCTGAAGAAGCATGGGCAGCCATTGAACCTATTGCTGACGTAGGTGGTCGTGTTATCTGTCTGTCTACCGCCAAGGGTGAAGGAAACATCTTCTATAACCTATGGATGGGTAGTCAATCTGGAACCAACCGATTTACTGGCATCTTCTTTCCTTGGTCAGCCAACGCCGACCGTGGTCAGGACTGGTATGACGCGCAGGCTAGAGAACTCCCCGACTGGCAATTACATCAAGAGTATCCATCCAACCCCGAAGAAGCATTCATTCGCTCTGGTCGCCCCGTATTTGACATTGATGCACTTCATCGTTGCATCCCAGAAAAGCCCAGACGAGGTTATCTCAAAGGATTAGAGTCGGGATATAATTCGTTTATCTTTGAACAAGATGGTGGAGCACTTAAGGTGTGGGAACTACCAGTACACGGTGGTGTGTACACGATTGGCGCTGACGTAGCCGAAGGTTTAGCCAGAGGCGACTATTCATCAGCCCATGTTATTAACGCCAAGTCAGGATTAATTGCTGCCCATTGGCATGGCCACATAGACCCAGATAAATTTGGTGAGATATTGTTTGGTTTAGGCTACTTTTATAACGGAGCACTGGTTGGCGTTGAGTCCAATAACCACGGTCTTACCACCCTGACCAGCCTGTATAAAGCAAACTACCCCAACCTCTATCGGCAACGACGACTTAATCAACGCAATGCCGAAGCCTCAGAAACCCTAGGTTGGAGAACCACCACCCTGTCAAAACCCCTGGCAGTGGACGAATTGAATGCGCACATCAGAGATGGAGTTCTTGAGATTAGAGATGAAAATACCATTGCTGAACTAAAAACATTCGTTCGTGATGACAACGGTTCAACCCATGGGTCACCTCACGACGACTGTGTAATGTCCTTGGCTATTGCTAACCAGATGATTAAGTTCGTTTGGCACGCCGAATATCGCCCCAAAATTGAGAAGAAACCCTTCAGTGTTGACTGGTTTGCAGACAAACTTAAACACAAGAAGCCCGAACCAGGATTCATTATTGGCTCACACAATGTGGCTATGTAAGAAATCCGCTATCTTATAGGAGATTTATATGCAATGTGAGACCTGTGAAAAGCCGATTGACTCAGAAAACGACCTTAAAAGAGGTCTTTGCTTTGCGTGCCATCTTGGCGGACTAAGGTTTGGCTTTGGTCCACAGTTTAAGAATCCCATGACAATCCGTGAACAGCAACGTCAAATGGAAAGTTCAAAAGACTTTAAAGATGGGAAAATAGAACCCATACCAGTTCGTGCGATTCTCCGATAACAATGGCTGCTTTTTGGTCTACCTTACTATCGGCTATTATTCTAGGACCGTTAGTCGTGGTCTTTCAAAGATTTAGAAAAGAAAACTCTAGCCAGCACGCTGAATCGCGAACGTTGCTTGAGCAAGTAATTAAAACAGTTGACAAAGTAGATAACCGATTAGAGGGTCATATTGACTGGCACCTCACAGATAAGGAGAAATGATATGCCTGATAAGAAATATTCAACATCACCCCTTGGTAAGGCTTACACCAAAGCAGAAGAGGATGGTAAGTACGACGACGAGCGATTTCCAGTAACACTTCCTAATCCAGGAACAGCCATTACTATTATGGCAAGCGACATTCCTGTTGGTTTTTCGTTTTCAGACTTAAAAGAACAGGGTTACAACTTTTCTGAACCTTTTGTAGTTAATGCAGCAGAAGGACAATGGGGATACACAGTTAGTTATCCTATTAAAACCGTTCCAAACAGGTTAAATACCGATATTGCAGAGCGCAATGCTTTTATTAAATTACTCAAAGACAAAGGTTTTGACCCCGCAAAATTTAGCAAAGCCGTCAAGTTTAATGCATCCAAACTCAAGCCTGGTGAAAAGACAAATTGGAAGCCTGGTCGTTTACCCGATGGTGGCAGGATTAGTGCTGATGGCACATACATCCCAGGAGATGTAGTTAAAGAAGATGAACGCAGAGCAAAAACGCCTCGTAGGAATATGTAATGCCTAAAGACAAAGTAAGAGAAGCCCGTCTCAAAGGCGAAAGAGCAGCAACCGTTGCTAAGGCTTGTTCATCAGACAAGTTGAATTCATCTAAAGCAAAGAAACCAGCAGCACGTGTTAAGGCAAATAAAAAAGCACTTGACACCTGCCTAGACAAAGCAAGGAAGTTATAACCATGATGGACCAAAGCAAAAAGTTTCAAGCACATAACCCTGCGTTAACAGCCGCCTATGACAAGGCAGTGGGAAAGCCAAAGCCTACAGCAAAGCCTGTCCCATCAAAGCCTAGCCCAGCAAAAACCCTTCCAGCAAAACCATCAACAAAGACGCGCCCTGCAAAAGGTATGCCTTACTGATGCCTCCTGGTCGTCGCCCAATACCAACTGAAGAAGAACGTCGTATTCTTGAGAAAGAAGCGATTTTTCGTGCAATGATTGAAGCAGGTCAAACAACAACGAGTTTTGGTCGCCCAGGAATCCTTGACCGTATTGGTGAAAAACTATTAAGCCCATTTGCTGATGATATAGAACAATACAACTCTACGCAAAACCTTGTTAAACAATATGCTGACCGCGTAAATGCTGAACAAGCACCCATTGATTATTATAAGTCGTTGCCTGATATGAAGCAAACAGTCCTATCTGATATGGCAATGGGTTACATGCCCAGCGCTGATACTGAAGAACGTATTCGTGAACAACGAATTGCTAATGCTCCTTATAAATTTCCTTCAAAATGGGCTGCTATGGAAACTGCTCCATATTATGATTATGGCGATTATGACATGGAAAAAGTTCCACAATACTCAGTTACTGAGCAATACGAAAAACCCAAGTTTGTTGTTGGTGAAATTAGCCAACCAACACTAGACGAACGAGATGAATTAAATGAATTCAGTGCTAGGAGAAATCTTGGTAGTAACTGGTCAGATAGAACAATTAGAAATCTTAAAAATGGACAAGTTCTTTTAATAACTGGGACCGACAATCCTCCTCCTAAACCACGGCAAGAGAACTGGGATGAAGAATTTGATTGGGAAGCGTCCGATGCTTGGTATAAAAAATATACATCATCTGAATACGTACCCTATATGGTTGTTGTTAAAGAAGATGGAATTGTTTACCAGCGAGAAGTAACACCAGAAGTCTATGCGATATATAAAGATGCAATGCGTAGTGGTTATCCAATTGGCATTGAAGAACAGTTATTGATTGATGAAATATCATCTAGGTCTCAGCAACCACGAGTTGAACAAGACCGTATTTGGAATAATATTCCAGCAAATCAACGGTCTTTAAAATTACTGTCTTACCTTCTTCCGCAAACAATGGCGGATATTAATCCTGGTGCCGCAGCATTTGTTCTTCCTGGCGGTCGCCAAGGAAACAGTACATCAATAACTGCAGACGAGGAGTATATTCCAAAACGTAACGAAGAGTATCCTAGGGGATTTGGTCAAGCGATAAATGTGTTAACTCATGAATACGGTCATGTTTTTGATAAATTAACATCTATTGATAACCCCAGTAGGAGAAATGAGTTCAAGGCAGCAGCAACTTTTGATATGGAAAATAGCAGCGAGTTTGCTGATGCAGAATTTGATGAAAACCTTATGGGCACGTATGCCTCATACGTTACTCCAGGGGAATTTGGTGCCACCGCATACGGCAATAGAGAGGGAGTTACTGAAGACTTTGCTGAAAGATTTGCTATGTGGCAATTAAGTGACAGATTTGGTCATATTGCTTTTGATGCAAACAATAATAAATTAACTTACGAAGACATTTGGCCACGAACAGCAAGATTTTTTGAAGAACTTATGAAAGAAAAACCGAGGAAATAATCATGATGGATTATAAAGACACACCAATAGGCAAAGCAATGACTATCGCAATCAACATTGGCGAAGCATCAGGCGAAGAAGGTCACGATGGTATGGAGTACGTTGATAACCCAGTTGTTAAGTTGGCTCCAGCAGAATCAATGTTTGTAGCAAGCCTAAATGAAATCGTTGAGAAGTACGGCAAGTTGTCTGACGAAGACGACAACGGAATCTATGTTGGGTATGTCGGTCCAGAAGATAATAAAGAAAATGCATCCAAGGGTGTTATGTGTGGCAACTGTGCATTCTACTGCTCTACAGAAAAGAATTGTCACATCATTACTATCAAAGTCAAGCCTGGTGGTTACTGCCGTTTGGCAGCCATCGGTGAAGGCTTAGTTTCTATGAAGGAGAAATAAAATGGCACGAAGAACAAATGCAGACTTATTGGCTGAATATCGGGGAAGGTACTCAAACAGTCGTATGTGGGTAAGAGATGAATATGCTCCTGTATGGATGCGTATGATTAACTTATACCGAGGAAAGCAGTACCGCAGCGTTGCACCGTTTGACCGAATGTTGGTAAACATCGCATTCGCTACCATTAACACCCTCTATCCGTCGGTATCTATTGGACGTCCAAAGATTGTCGTTAGTCCTCGCGGACCCGAAGATGCAGACCAATCAGTTATCGCTGAAGCAATTGTTAACTATTGGTGGCAACACTACGAGTGCCAAGAAGAGTTTCAACTAGCAGTTCGTGACTTTTTGATTCTTGGTCACGGCTGGGTTAAGTCTGGCTACCGCTATGTAGAAGAAGGTGCAACCGTTGATGAAAGTGATGATGACTTAGCCGACGGAGATAAGCCTACTAACTTTGCAGAAACTGATATTATTGTTACGGAAGACCGCCCATTCATTGAGCGCATAGACCCGTTCAATATGTTTGTTGACCCTGAGGGCACCACGATGAAGGACATTCGTTGGATTGCTCAACGTATTCGTCGCCCCCTTAAGGCTGTTCAAGCCGATAAGCGTTATGATTACAAGGCTCGTATGCAGGTAACTGCCAGCGCCTTTGCTCGTAGATACGACAACATCAACATGGACACAACGCAGTATGTGGGAGTTGACACAACTCAAGAAGCATACGCAGACATCATTGAGTGGTATGACCTAGACAAGAAGACTATTTCTGTATTTTCTGCTGATGGTGGAGATATGTTCTTGGTTAAACCGCGAGAGATTCCTTTTGCTTTTGGTCATCCTTTCACGATGATTCGCAACTATGACATTCCAGGCATGTTCTACCCAATGGGTGAATTAGAGGCTATTGAGCCATTGCAGTACGAACTCAACGAGACTCGTACGCAGATGATGAACCACCGTAAGCGCTATAGCCGTAAGTACTTGTTTAAGGAGAATGCCTTTGATGACTTCGGTCGTGCTGCACTTTCCTCAGATGAGGACAACGCCATGGTTCCTGTTAAGGGTGATGAGAACATCTCTAATGTTGTTTTCCCGATGCCTGCCCTAATTAACCCACCTGACTTTTATAATCAATCATCACTTATTATCGGTGACATTGACAGAGTGTCAGGTATCTCCGATTACCAGCGTGGCGTACTACCAGAAGTCCGTCGTACCGCTACGGAAGCCAGCATTCTTCAAGGTGCAGCAGATTCCCGTGCAGCAGAAAAACTAACTATTATTGAACTAGGCATCGCTAAAGTTGCTTACCGTTTGATTAAATTAGCCCAACAGTTCATGACCGAGGAACAAACTGTCCGTGTACTAGATAAGCCAGGTAAGTGGGCTTGGGTTAACTTTGACAAGGATTACATTGACGGAGAATTTGACTTTACAGTTGAAGCAGGTTCTACGGTACCAATGAACGAAGGATTCCGTCGTCAGCGCGCACTACAAATCGTTGATGCTATGGCACCATTTGCTCAGGCAGGCGTTATCAAACTAGACAAGATGGCAGAATTGGTTCTTGAGCAAGGCTTTGGTATTAAAGACCCTAGCAAATACATGAACCAACCAGAGGAAGAAGCACCTCAAGGCGCACCACCACAGAATCCTTCTCAATCATCAGTTCCTGCTGGCGGTATGCCAATACCTGCCGAACTACCAGCGGGTGGTCCAATGCCAACGCCAGACCAAGTAGCAATGGGCGCACCAGATACAGCGGGATTACCTCCAGAGATTGCAGCAATGATGAATGCGGGAGGAGCACCACCTGTACCAGAAATGGCACCTCAAGGAGCACCACCAGCAGGATTACCACCTGAACTTGCAGGATTACCACCCGAACTTCTACAAGAACTAATTGCTACGGGGCAACTACCGCCAGAAATTATGGCTGCTCTAGGTGGAGAACAAGGAATGGCTCCTGCACCTCCAATGCAACTTCCACCAGAATTAGCACAAATCCCTGGTAGTGAGTTGATTCCGCCAGAGATTCTTATGGAACTTCCACCTGAAATACTTGATGAAATCGTTTCTCGTGGTGGCTTTACACCAGAGGTTATTCAGATTTTAGTGGAGTCGGGGATACTTCCAGCACCACCAATGTAAGAAATCCGCTATATAGATAGGAATAACCAACGAAGGACGGAATCCTATTATGAACATAGAAAATGAATACGCAACCGATAACGACGTAGACCAACCCCTAGATGGACAAGTTGAGTTTGCGGATGAGGAAGCAGTTGAGTCCGAGTACGACGAAGACGACTATCCCGAATACATAGACCTTGAGGAATACGGCAGTAAAACCGTAAGAATCAAAGTAGACGGGGAAGAAGTTGACGTTCCGCTCAATGAGGCTCTTGCTGGATACCAGCGTCAAGCGGATTATACCCGTAAAACGCAGGAACTCAGTAAACAGAAACAAGAAGTACAAACGGCAGCAGCCTTGGCGCAAGCCTTAGAACGCGACCCTTATGGAACCTTGTCTATGTTGCAGCAACACTATGGTGTTAGCCAAGCAAATGTCCAGCCCTCATATGAGGAAGACGTTTGGGTTGACCCCTTAGTCAAGGAACTTGATGAAATTAAAGCCTGGAAACGTGACTTGGAATACAAGCAAACACTTTCTCAGGTAGAGAATGAAATCATTGAACTTGAAAATAAGTACGGAGAAGACTTTAACCGAGAAGAAGTTATCTCACTTGCACTCGCATCTGGTTCTCAGAACTTGGAAGAAACCTTTAAACTAATCCAGTTTGATAAGGTTTACGCCGAACGCGGACAAGCAACAAAAAAGGTTGCAGAAACTGCTAGACGCACCGAGGCTAAGAAAGCAGCAGGCGTAGTGTCATCTGGTGGCTCATCTCAGGGTAAAGGTTCAATCCCTACTAATAAATCCACATCCGTGCTGGATGCCTTTAGAGCGGCTGAAAAGCAACTAGGCATGTAGTAACAAACACACAAACACATCTGAGGAGATGATTAATTATGGCTTTCCCAAACGACGCAGGTGATTTTAATCAACTGTTATCCACAACCCTATACAACTACCGAGACCAACTCGTAGACAACATTTTCAAGGCACACGTGCTCTTGGACCACCTCAACACCAAAGGACGCGTTCTCGTTGAAGAGGGCGGTGTCTCCATTGTTGAGCCCGTACTCTACGAAGCGAACAGCACTGCAGAAATGTATGCAGGCTACGACGTAATCAACCTAACCCCACAAGAAGGCATCTCAGCCGCAAACTACGAATGGAAGCAAGTTGCTGCATCCATCGCAATCAGCGGTATTGAAGAAGCCAAGAACCGTGGAAAAGAGCAGGTTATCAAGTTGCTCAATGCCAAGATTACTCAGGCAGAATCGTCAATTCAGCAGTTGATGAACGGTCAATTGTTCACTGGAACTGGCGCTGGCGAGAACATGTTCGGCATCAACAAGATTGCTGCCACGACTGCTAACGTAGTCGGCAACATTGATGGCGCCACTGAAACATGGTGGAACCCAACGGTTACCAACATCGGTGGTGTTCTTGACCTCGTTGATATGGGCACGCTCTACAACGATGTCTCAAAGGGCAATGATGTTCCCGACATTATCGTCACCACGCAGACTCAGTACGAGGCATATGAAAACCTGTTGACCCCACTCGTCCGCTATCAGGACGTTGCTAAGGCTAACGCTGGATTCCAGAACTTAATGTTCAAGCAGACTCCCGTGGTCTTTGACAAGGTTTGTACCTCTGGTCACATGTACTTCCTGAACTCAAAGTACCTCAAGTTGACTGGCATGTCTGGCAACTGGTTCAATACGACCCCTTTCCAGAATGGCGTTGTCAACGGCGTTGACGCCCGTTATGCCTTAATCTTGGCTTACGGTGCATTGACCTGTAGTGCTCGTCTCCGTCAGGGTGCTCTCACAGGACTCACCTGATAGGTAAGGGTTCTTAACCCGACAAGCAAACATGAGTTTCGCTGGTATCGGCTTCGCTTATCCTTCGGGTGAGGTCGGTGCCAGCGAATTCCTGTATATGTAAGAAAACCGCTATATGTATGAGAGAAGGAACTTTTTATGAATAATAATAACAACATCGTACCATACGGCTACCGACAAGATACTCAAGTACTTGCTGGAACTGAATCCGTTTACGGAAATCAACCAGGAGTTGCTAAGAATGTAATCTCGCAGAGAGTTGCAGGTTCTGTACCAGGAACCATGCGTGCACCAGAAAGTGGTGTTCCGTACATTGCAGCAAAGAAGAGGTGCGCTTGGAATAACTACCAGTGCAAGGCACAGCCCGCAAAAAGCACACCATTATGCTTTGGTCACCTGCAGCATTTTATTAAAACGGGTGATGGACAAGTCATGGGCGAAGAAGCCCAACGATTAATCCAGTACAGAGAACAATTTAAGGAAATTGAGAAACAACGGCTTGCTGATAAGGCAGCCGAAAAAGAACAACACTGGGCTGAACACGGTCCAAAGGATGAGGTAGCCGATGGCTCTTAGTATCACTCAGTTACAGACGTTGATTGCAGAGATTACAGATTTGTCTATTGGCACCAACGACTCTGATGATGTGACTCCTACTTTGGTTAATACCTTTATTCAAGAAGCGTATCAACGAATTGTTTCACTGAACGTGAAATGGCCATGGTTCCAGACGGTATATGAACTCAACACCGTTGCTAGTCAGCAGAGATACGACGACGGATTTACGCGTATTCACACCACG